ATTTGAATCAGCTGCTTCCTTTGGTTTGTTTCTTTCTAAAAATTCTTTATATATAGGAAGTTGAGATGGGGATGCTAGAAAATCAACTTTTGAAGTAGTATAATTAATAGTTAAAGATTCAACTATAGAACCGGGTCCTATAATTTTTAAATCAATATCATAGCTACCATCTTGGTTTGCTACCCATGAATAGTTAGTTACTGTTCCGAATAGAGCATCGTAATTACCAAATGTATTTTTTCTAAGTTTAGAAATTTCACTGGCAACTGCTTCTTTTGAATCGAGTGAAAAAACAGGAAGAGTTTTTATTTGTGTTTGAAGAACACCATCATTGTTAATATAAGGAATATGACCAAACTCAACAATTATAGAATATCCTAAATGGCAATATAAAGTTTCAATAATATTAAATTGTTCAAGATCATATGCTTTAATCTTAACGTTTGCAGTTTTTAAAGCACCATAAGGACCATCACAGCTAATACTAAATGAAGTTACACCGGGCATTGGTTTTAGACCCATATCGCCTGGTGAATTTGGTTTAAATCCAATTCCATAGGCTTTATCAGGGCCTATTCCTGATCTTAAGACAGAACCATTATTTAGAGTGGCATCAGCAAAAGCAACACCTCCCTGTAAAATATATTTTTTAGCTAAATCAGGACCAGCACCATACGCTTTAGCTAAAGGACCTCCTTCAGCTCCGGCTTTAATATCAATATTAGAAGTAATTCTTAACCACCCATTTCTATTAGTAAGCCATAATATATCTGCATTTGTTCTTTCAACACCACCAATACCTGAGGCTAATATTTTTCCTCTTGCCTTAAGTTGGCCTGTTACAGCGTCACTAAAACTTTTTCCAATGATATTTGTGTAATTTAAAACCCCCATATTAATATGATGTTGATGAATTTTCTCGGTTATATTCTGCCAAAGCTAAACTTATATTAGATGGGATTCTTATTTGTGCCCCGTCTCCAGGGAACAAAGTATCTCCTTCTAAATTATTAGCAGCAGCAATAATCCACCAATAAGTAGAATCACCGTAAAAATCCTGTGCTATTAAATCCAAACGATCTGTACCTTTAGTAATTATGTAATTATCCTGTTCTGTAACAGTAATATTTGGATAATAAGTAGGACGATAATATTGAGTCCCTACCGGGCGAGCCGATTTAGATTTATCGTCGCTTATTGTTGTTTTTTCTATTGGTATCGTTAAATATCTATCTGACATAAATTATACTATTGCTGCTACTTCTCCTAAGAATTTATTATTTTTAGTAGCTGGTGTTATTAATGGTACACCTGCACCTCTTCTTGGTAATATACTCATGATAGGTGTAAAGGCCAAACTTATTTTTAACATTTGAGGTAATTCATACATTTCAGTATCACCAGCAACTCCTTCAGGTTGATTCATTGCTACTTCCCAAGCAGTATCGTCTGGGATAGTAATATTAACACTTTTTAAAATGCCCGGAGTTCTATATAAATAATCCCCTACAGTTAATAAAGTAATATTACCTCTCATTAAACCAGAAGAGTTATAGTTTGGATAACATAATGAAGCCAAATAGTTTGCTTTTTGGTAAATACGTTTCATTTCAGGCCTTGATAAAGCAGGTAATGAAAAGTTCATACTTACTTCTCTTGTAAAACCTTGATAAGTATAAAAAGTATCACCTCTACCAGTATATGAAAAACCATTCCAGTTTGCGTTGTGGTTATCACTGAATCCATCTATATATGAACGAAAATATATTTTTGTTGTTTGTGTTGGTGCGTTATTATCAACTGCTTCAACTACAAACTTTACTAAATCTCTAAAATCACCTCCTTGTAAACCACCAGCACTTGATGGTTGGATAGGAGTCATCGTTACTTTGTCTTGTGTTGCTGTGTTGGTGTTACTGGTTTTTGAGCGATCAAAACTAGTCATACCCGAATTGGCATAACCAATTCTTCCCTGCATGTTTACATTATTAGCTTGATAGTCATAGCTATATAATGATTTTCTACCAATTCTATTATCAACAAGTATTTTTCTAAAATCTTGAGGCATTTGTCCTCTATGACCTTTAGCATCATCTCCTCTTGATTTGATTAGATCATAAGTAAAAGAAAATCCAGAAGGTGTTTGGAATAGTGTAGCATCGGCGTTTGCTAATATATCTTGGCTTCGAGATGCTTGAAGTGGAGGATTAGTAGCAGTTTGATATAATTTATAAGCTGTTAAAGCACTTCCTGGTTCTACATCAGTACCTGCTATTGCTGGTCGAACATATGAACCACTGTAAGTAATTGGATATGGAGTACTTTCATAGTTATTTCTTGTAACAACTTTTTGTTGAGAATTTGCTATAAAAGTTGCTCCATTTGCTTCAATACCACTTACTATTTGTATAGTAGATTCAGATACAAATATTGATTGAGCAGCAATATATTTTGAATAATCAAATATAGGTTTTGAACCTGTTATTAAGCGAAAATTGGTTGGGTATCTATTTGTAGAAAAATTATTTACTATAACATCGGATTGTTGTCCTATGTTATTTAAATAGAAGCTACCTTGAGCATCTACATATCCTGGGTTGAATACATCTCCACTCTGAGACATATAAACATTAGAGGCCGTTATATATTGTTTGTAATTTAATAACGGTATAGGTCTAGTCCCATACAAATAAGGATATGCGCTAATAGAAGAAGATGTAGGTGTTGTTGAATCAAATCTAGGAATAATAGTTTCTCCTAGACCATAGGTAGTTTCGGGTCCATTACTATATTTGAATAAATTAAGGGATGATTTATCATCAATACCTAATCTTTTAACATTTGTTGGATCAATAGGAACTGATCCTGGTTTGATTTTTGTTGAATATAAAGTTAATAATCTATTAGTTTTACCATTATTAGTTATTACTTGTTGTCCAACAATATAAGCATATTTTAACTGATCAGAAGTACTAGGAACAATACCGGGTCTATCCCAATGTATTCCACTACCTTGAACTGCTACTGAAGCTAAAGTATTCGTAGGTACGTATACCTGTGTATAAGGAGTACTACCTAAAACAGCGCCTACTTCTGTTCTTGGATTTGATAATTGAAGACCTATTTGTTTCGCAATAAAAAAAGGTCCACGTTGTAAGTCACCAAAAAACTTTGTTATACGTAAAGTATCGGTTACTGCGTCAGTAAGTGCTTTAGCACCTCCTCTAATAGGAAAATCAATACTATATTTTCCTGCAGCGATACCTAATTGTGCCGCAGCACTATCGTTTTGAGGTAAGTATGTTTTAATATAAGGAAGCCCACTATTGCCGCCCCCAGGACGGTCATTACCAAACTTTAGGTTTGTTAAATCTGATTTTAAATCTATTAAGGGCATTCACGTGTTATTGTGGTTTTTTATCCAAATATTTTTCTGGGTTTGCTACGCCTAAATCTAATTGAGATTTAGCTAAGTCAGTAACTGTTTGGTTAGTAGACTGAGCAGTAGCATTAAGAGGAGTTTCAGGAGTTTTACCCTGTAAACTTAATGTTGAATCTTTTAATTGATCAATAATTGCCATAATTTTGTTATTTTATATAAATATTCTATTATCCTGTTCTTCGAGTACTTACAGCCATCGGGCTTTGTAATTTGGTTGAAACCATAGCACCGTCTAAATAAACGTTACCACCTTGTCTAACTGCTGATATTAATTCATCAATTTTGGCATAAAATTCTTTAAGTGGAACAACTGCTTCAGCCCCCGCTTCACCAACTAACGCATTAGTAGGACCAGTTACTATACCACCAGCAGCCATAGCTTTTTGTTCACCTATAGCATAGTTACCTAATCCTTGGAAAGTATCATCAGGTAACCAATCAACTAAGTTATCTGAAAGCCATTTAATTGGTGATAAACCAAAAGCACCCAAAACACTATCAGCTAAACTTATTGCGGTTCCAACTCCTGGAATTAAATTTACTGCTAAGTTAGCCATAGGATAAGCTGCACCTTTTACTATATCTTTACCTAATTTAGAGGTATCTACTTTTTCACCTGCTGCTTTTCTAGATTTAGCATCACTTATAGTACCGGCAATATTAGAAACTCCTTCAATACCTGCCATAATAGGGCCTAAAAATTTACCTATTACTTTTAAAGAACTTTTAACAGGACCTGCGGCGGCCTCTAAACCAGCAGCACCTGCTTTTTTAAGACCTCCCATAGCCCAATTACCTGCACTTTTAAGTCCACCCCATACTTTACCTAAAATACCACTACCACCTTTCATTAAGCCTGAGCCCATACTTTTAAGTCCACCTAAAGCTTTGCTACCAACACCTTTTATTGAGTTCCATGCTTTTGAAAAAAATCCTCCACCACCACCACCTTTCGGGGCAGCAGCACTAGGGGCAGCACTTGGTGATTTAGGGGCACTACCTGCTTTTAAATTTTTAGCATCTGAGGCAATATCACCAGCATCCATTCCTGTTTCTAGCATTGCTGCATCGTCATCACCCATCATTCCTAGTCCTAAACTAGCACCTAAACCAAGCAATGCTCCACCTCTACCTCTTCCTCTTCCTCTTGTTCTACCTCCTCTTCCTCTTCTTCCACCTCTACCTCTTCTTCCTCTTCTTCCACCTCCACCACCACCAGAGCCACCATCACCACCAGATCCACCTCCAACAATATCAACATACGTTGGCCTGCTAGGACTTTCACCTCTTTTACCTTTAAACACATTACCAAGACTTCTTATCAACATCATACCACCACCTATTAAGGCACCGGCTCCTATTACTACACCAAAAAGACTACCTAATGAACTTACACCAGGAATTGCACCTAAGTAACCCATTATTTTACCAACAACTCCTAGAGCAGTTCCTAACCCATCAACCATAGCTCCTAAAGGACCTTCCATTAATGAGGTAAAACCATCTTTCATTTTTTGAACTGATTCCTCTAATTTTTGTTGAGAACTTACTTGTGCTTTAGATAATTCATAACTTTTACCAGCTACAATTCCTGCTTCAATGTCGTCGGCTAGTTTTCCTTTGCCTTCTTTTCTCATCTTAGCAAGTTCATTTTTCTGGTTTATACCTACTTTAGCTAGTTTTTCTTGTTTAACAAGTGAAGTTGCTAATTCATCAGATGTCATACCCAACGATTTAGCTAAGGCATCCTGCTGAATTCTATTCATTTGAGTAAATTCAGCTGATCCTTTTACATTTTTGAGTACTTCAGCAGCTGCACCTGCGGTGTCACCTTGCATTGCAAGATATCTTGCTTGGTTTAAATTAAGATCTTTGCCTATTAATGCTTCTGCTTCATATTCATTATTTAATGAAGATTCAATATCAAGAAGTTGATCAGATATATTTTTAGTTTGTTCTAAAGATAAACCTAATTTTTGTGATTGAACAACAGCTTGAGCAATTAATTTAGGACTATTTTGATAAAAAGCAGCTAATTGACCTGAAGTTTTAGCTACTTCTTGAATAATTTTCTTATTATTAAGTAAACCTTTATTTTGTCCAGTAATATCCTTTAATACTTCTTCTTGGCTTTGGCCTTGCAACATAGCATATTCTGAAATTTTGGCGGCTTCATCAGCTTGTAAACCTAAAACATCAGTTAATTCAACTTGTCCTTCAATCAATTCAGCACTCATTATAGCTGATGTGCCAAGTGATTCGTTAAGTTGATTATTGGCTTCTAAAGCGCTGTGATTGTTAACAGCTAACGCGTGTGCATTAGCAGCAATATCCCTAGTATAATCAACCATTGCTTTAGCGCCTTGAGCACTTACAGCATAATTCTTTCCAGTGTCGGCTATAGCTTTACTATAGGCCATTCCAATATCAAAAAGTGATTTTGCTACTTTGTATAATAAAGTTATTTGAACAAGAGGATCTTTTAATGAATTCATTAATCCTTTTCCTATACTTCCTAATCCTGCTCCTAATACACTCCATTTGCTGCTACCAGCTTCCTTAGCAGCACTTCTTAAGTCTTTATTTATATCTTCAAAGTATTTACTTTGAATACCTATTTTTTCAAAAACTTTAGTAATACCACCCATTATACTCCCGGTAAGACCAAGAGATTTTTGAATACGTTCTTCTTCTTTCCTTTCTTTCTCAGTTAAAGGAACTATTTGGTTTAAATAACTTACTTTATCTGCTAATGCTTGAGATATTTCATCAGTATAAGATGATATTTTTTTATATTCTTCAGTTTCTTTAGCAGATGCCTTTCCGTTCTTAATTTTTGTTTCTAATATCTTAGCTTCTGCTTGAGCTTGTTTATAGTTAGTTTCTAAAACTTCTTTTTCTTTTTTAACCTTTTTTTCAAGTTCCTTTAATTCTTTAACAGTAAGAACATTTTCCTCTTCTCTATGTCTTTGAATTTTATTGGCTAAATCCTCTAATTTATTGAAATTACGAGTTAATAAGGTTGAAGTTTTAACACTTCCATTAATATCATTAACTATATTTTTTAAAGTACTGGCAATATTTCCAAAAGTATTTCTTAAATCATCAACTTCGCCTTCCATCAATTTAACTTGTTTGGTAGCATCTTGAAGATTATTCCCCAATGCCTGCACAACTTGGTTAACATTTTTAAAACCTTCCCCGCCTAAGCGCTTAATTTCAGCGTCTAGTTCTTGGATGCGTTTTTTTGCGTCGTTTAATTGTTGATTTTGATCTGCCATATCGTAGATAAATATTAAGGCACCTAGGGATTAGGTGCCTTGTTTGTAGTAGTATATGCGGTTTTTGGCGCGATATTCGGTCGAGCTATTTCTTTTTTAGAGGTTTGTTGATTTGTCATCACGTTATTGCGCTCGTCTTGTTTTTCTTTGATTTTATCAAAATGTTCTTTTAATGAATTAAAAGTAAACGTTCTTAACCAAACGGGCATTTCATATACAGTATGCCAATCATATCCACCACCCCCATGAAAAACTATCTCATGTATTGTTCTGAATAGACTAATTCTATATGTTGGCGTCAGGCCAAAAAAAGTTAACTCCTATGGAGATTTCTACGCCCTCCTCCACGTAACCATCAACTTCAATAGTAGTTTTTAAATCAACATCTGGAACAACTTCTTTATAGTAGTGTCTAAATGCTCTTAAATCCTTAGCTAAGAAATAATTGTCTACGAAATCACGAACTGTTTTTTTATCTGTATCACCATCTACTGATGTGATAATATATTTCATTCTTGTTGATACTTCAGAAGGTGCGGAATTTACTTTTTGTAGACCCTTAATTTCACGGTCAATTGATTGTTCATCACCATGAGTTAATGCTTTAAAAGTAACAGAAGTTTTAGTACTTGGAAGAGTAAATTCAAATGAATTAGTACCTTTACTAATTAAATCTTCTCTTAGTGGTTTGTTTTCTAAACTAGTTAAGTCAACACTTACTTTTTTAACACCGTCCCAATCTGGATGTTCATACTCAAATTCATAATCTTTACCATAACCTAAAATACGAGCAGCAATTAATATAGCGTTTTTATCACCAATTAATAAGTCACTGTAATTAATTTTAGTAACAAGTAATGATTGAAGTAATTTATCAATCACTGTACCTTGTCTAAGGTAGTTTTGGTTTGATAAAATATCTTCTTCTTTAGCGGTCATATACTTAATTTCTACTTTACCGCTTGATAGTGGATTTTCTTCTGGATATAATAATCCTTTAGAAGGCAATTCAACAATCTCTGTGGGGAACTTAAATTTAGGCTCTACGGGGCCTACGTTTGATACATAATCTTGATTCATAATTATAACGTTATTGTTTGATATAAATATATATAATACAAGGAGAGCAAGAAGAAGGCGTTAGATTTCTCTAACGCCAATTCTTTATTATCTACTGTTATTATTAGAAATTCAATATGCAATAATCCATAGCAACTGTTACTGATAAGCTGATTGCAGCATCTGCTGTCCAATCATAATCACCAAATGTTGCTGTTTTAACGTAAGCACCTTTGATAATCCATTCAGAAACGATATCACCTACTGGACCTAAGATGTCTAATGTTAAATCTTTCTTATAAAAATCAGAATAACCATCACGGCCTGTTACTGATTCGTGTGCTAAACGAGCCCACTCCATTACTGCTTGAGCACCTGAAGGAACTACTGGATCATAAAGTTCTAGAGTCATATCGTTCCAACGAACTTTACCTTTTACTTTACGATAAACGTTCATGTGATCTAATATGATTTCACCAGCTTCAAATCCAGGAGCAGAAGCCTTTTTAATTAAATAAGAAGGGATACCATCCACATATAATATAAAGCGATTCTGAACTTTGGGTTCGAACGCTGTGAACATGATTTCGTTCGGGTTTAATACTGCCATTTTACTCTGTTATTTAATATAAATATTGTTAATTTATTTTCTTACGCAAACTGAACACCAGTTGGGGTAATGTTGAAATCTAAGATGATAAATTCAGCTGTTTTGGTTGGTTGTAAATAAATTGCACCTACTAATTGATTTCTATCAATTGTTTCAGCTGTATTATTTGACTCATCCATTACTACCTTATAAGAATATAAACCTTGTTTTTGTTGTACGTTTTCTAAGTACGGGTTAACTTGGTTTAAAAACTTATTACGAGTTGTTGCTGTATTTTGTTCGAATACTAAATTATCAGCAATGTTACCAATATATCTCTTTAATGTGATTAATAAACGACGAACGTTTACACGGTCAAGAGCTGATGCTTTAGTTTGTAAAGTCTTTTGACCAAATGCTACAACACCTTGTCCAGGGAAAGTAGCTAATGGGTTAACTTTATTAATATATAAGTTATCACGATCTGATGGTGATAATTTTCTTTCTGCTTGAATTACACCTGATAATCCACCACGGTTAAAACCTGCAGGTGCGAACCATGTTTCTGCTACTTTATCGTTGTAAGCATAAACACCACACATTACTGTAGAAGCAGGAACAAATACTAATTTACCAGTTTCTTGAGACAATACTTGAACCCAAGGCCAGTAAGTAGCACCATATGATGAATCGTAGCTATTTGCTGCTGAATCAACTGCTGAAATTGGAGCACCGTAGTTTACCATATCAACAACTGCCATTGTATCACCTCTGTTTTCACAATTAGCCATTAATGTACTTAATACACCAGAGCCATTTTGATAAGTAATACCTGGTAAAACAATCCATGAGTAATCATATTCATCAGGGTTTGAAAGTAAATCTACTACTTCTGAGTAATCGCTACTTGATAAACCTTGAATATTAACAGAATCGATTTGGTTAAACATTTTTAATCCTAAAGAAGCACCACTACCATTTCCAAATAAAGGACCTGTAGCGCCACCAAAAGCACCACCTTCAGATCCTGAACCTACTTGAGGTAAAGAAGCTGTGTATGCAGGATTAAATGCACCGTTATTTAATAAATAGTTTGGAGTAGGATTTTGTACATTTGAAACACGTACATATCTACTTTGGTTAACATAAGAACCAGTAACTTGTAATACTAAATTACCATCAACGTCAGTAACTAAGTTTTGAGATTGGTTACCAATTACATATTCAATATAGTTTGGTGAGTTTGGATCTAATGAAAGATTTAACCAAGTTTCAACTACTAATTGTTGGTTTTGAGTATCATTACCTTGACGTAAGATTAAGTTAAATGTACCTGAACCTGTGTTTACGTTAGTAACGCTCCAACGAATATTATTTGTTGAACCACTAACTAATGCTTGACCTGCTAGGATTGTACCAGCGTTATTCATAATAACACCATCTGAAAGTGTTTCAAGGGCAAACGAAGACGATGCTACGTTTCCACCTATTGTAAGTACTTGAGATGAAGTTGCTGGTGTGTATCCTGCTGTTGAGCCAGATACTACTCTTGTTACTAATAAAGATTCGCCACCTTGTTGGAAGTAGTTATATGCAGCAATTGAGGTTAAATACTCAAGAGTCACACCACCACTAATGAAAGCAGCTCCAAATTTATTTTTGTAATCAGAATATGAAGTTACCAATGATGGTACTTGTACTGGGCCCTTAACTGTAGGGCCAACGAGTGCAGCACCAACGGTAATAGGACCTGAAGATACCTGTGATTGATCATTTTCGCGTGTCAATACGCCAGGGGATAATAAAGTTTCAGCCATGTTTTAATAGTATTTTATCAACGATAAATATATGAAAACTGGTTAAAACTAAGCAACAATAGCTTCTAATACACCTGTTTTTAAATCGATTTTATTATCGCCGTATTTTTCAGATATACGTTGAGATATTTCATATTCACCCTGTACGACTTGATTAAATTGAAGTTCTAACGTTTGTTTTTGTGCATCTAAACGTAATTTTTCATATTCAAGTTCGCCCAAAGCATATATTAAACTTTGCTTAGCTTGTTGAAGATCTTTAAGTTCTTTTAATTCTTCTTCAGTAATTGTCATTGGTTTATTTTGTATAATACTCATATTAATATTCTTTATTTTTCATAAATGAAACAATTATATATCTTTTACCACTCATAATTGGGCGAGCACCGTGTTTATGTGTAATATTCCCGGGATGAACGCTAACATATCCTTGTGGGGGTCTTGATAATTTCTTTTGTCGCCAAAACCAAGTTCCACCACCTACATAATCATCAGTAGATGATAAATTTACTAAAGCAGTAATATGTGCATTGTCATGATGGATACTTAAATGACCTTGTGTATCGGGAGAATAACGTGCTAAAAAGTTTTCAGCAACTAATTGATCCCAACCTTTACCTTCTAATCCGAATTTATGTATTGCCATAGGCATAACAAATTCCCAAAGTAAATCGTAATATATTTTATCAAACCCGATTTCAGTTAATACAAAATCAGTCGTTGGGTAAAACTCATGACGAGCATAAGTCCATACCTTAGCATGTTCTGCTTCTTCTATAAGTTTATTACAAAAATCTGTAGTAAAAAGAGGGTAAGAAAAAACACTATCTAATTCTTCATCAACAAATAGGTCCCATTCTTTTTTAATCATACCGGGAACTAAGAATTTTTTATGCCAAGAAGAAGTGTCATCCCAGTATTGGTATAATTCTGGATGGAGAGGTGTATATTGTTTATCCATAATATTGATTGTAAATTTCGGTGTTTCTATTGGTATTAAATGTATATTTTCTGTTTGTGATTTATTATCTTTTTGTATTACATATTCTATCGTAGTAGCAAATGCGTTTAATTTACGATTATCATGTTTGTTTAATAAATCAACTACATCCGTCCTAAAATGAGTATCGTATAATGTAGGTAAAAATTCATCTGTTGGGATTAAATTTTGTTCTAATTTTTTGCTAAGTAAAATATCAACTCCGTTTTTACTCAAAGCATAAGCATGAGCATTATATGAGAATAAAGGACGAACAAAATAAGCATTATAGTTTTGTTCAGGTAAATTTCTTATTAAATTTCTACCTAAATGAATTAAGTCCCATTTATGTAAGGATTGAATTATTTCTTGATTAAAAGGTTGTTTAAATGAAAAATCTTCTTCTAATATTAATACTGAGTTGAATTTATTTTCATATGCATCTTTCCAACATTTAATATGAGATAAAACACATCCAACTTCACCCGGGGTAATATCTCGTTGGTGAAATTTAGATTCGTCATTAAATTTTTTATCAATTCTACTTTGCTCATATTTATCTCCTATCTTCCACCCATCCCAAGATTTAAAATCAAATCCTGGGTTTGGATTTCTTCCATCAATCCCATCTATAAAAGCTACTTCTTCATATCCAATACCACTTTCATTTAAACGTTTAAGAGCATCTTGTTTATATTCATCTGTTTTATCAAGTGAAATAATGTAAACGCAATCAAAACTATAACAACTATCAACTAAATATTTCCATAATTTACCTATAACATCTATCTTAAATATAGAGGCATGTGCTTTATTACGCGTTAATCTATCATTATTAGTTATAAAATCTATTACCTTAATTTTATCAAGATAATATCCTAATTCTTCACCAGGATGTTTAATAAATTCAGCTTCGTGGATTATTTCTGGGAGTGCGCCTATTGGGGAAGTTATAATTTTACATTTTGCTAATTGTGCTTCAACAGCAGTTATACAAAATGTTTCTTCATATTGAGTTGGATAAAACCAATATTCTGATTTGCTATATTCACGGCGGAGTATTTTAGCATCAACGTTGCCAATAAAATGAACGTCCTTTAAATTTAGTTTCTTATATGTTTGATTAAATACATCTAAACCATATTTGGGACAAAATACTTTTAATGTAGCATTCGGTTTTATATCTTTAATATAGTACCAAAGTTCAAGTAAAGTATCTAATCCACGTTCAGGATGTGATGAATATATAAATGAATCTTTTACTTTTTCTTCATCATCAAAATTAGTTATATCAACACTATTATAAATTATTTTAATTTTATCTAGTGGATAATTATATTTTTCCGCTGTATTTTTCTTATGCCATTCAGAAACACATATTATACCTGATAATTTGGGTAATAAGTCTCTACCCTCATTAGGTAAAGTTTCACCTTTATAATAAGGGTAATATTCTGTATTGTGTAACCAAAGATAGGTTTTATTGTAATCTACTTTATTTTCTATATCAAGTAAAAAATGTATATAACCTATA